TTCCGCACACAAGTTCATCCATGGGAACGCGATCAATACATGAGCCAATATTAATTGGTGGAAAGCCTGATATGACTGCATTTGTAGTCATTCAGGCTTTTTTTATTGTGGACGTATTTCTTTAGGATTTTACAGCTTGACCACATTTTGACCACATTATTTTTTTTCGGTAGAAATATGGTCATAGTTCATGTATTCTGAATAGCTTGCTATGCTGCGTTTTTCAAGCGTATTTGAAATGTGAGTGTAAACGTCAGCTGTTGTTTGAATGGATTTATGACCCAATCTTTCTTGTACTTCTTTGAGGGAGGCACCGGATTCTAGCATCATCACAGCGTGCGTATGACGCAAACTATGAATGGTAAGATTTTTAGTAATATTGGCTTTTGTATAAATGCGTTTTATTGCTCGATGCAATGTGGATTTAGTATAAGGAAAACCGTCACCCCGTTCAAATACCAAATCTCCTTCACTAAAGTACAGTGTTCCTAACATCATTCTTTGTTCAGCTTGCTTAAGTTTATGTTTCTTTAACTCTTTTGCTAATTCTTGAGAGATAAGGACTGATCGATAAGAAGTTTCTGTCTTGGGAGGGCCAAACATTTTATTGAGCTCTTTTTCATCATAGTGTAACGTTTTCAAGATATTAATAGATGGCTGAGCAAAATCAATATCTTTCCACTGTAAGGCAAGTGCTTCACCTTTTCGCATTCCGGTATCAATTAATAGTCGAACAAGGGTGTAGTATTTTTGTTCAAGTTCACTTGCTACTTCTAACACATGAAACACTTCATCTTTCGTAAGGTACTGTAAGTCTTGATCAGTTTTAATTTTGTTTATCTTATTATTTGGAATACTTACTTTATAACAAGGGTTTTTATCAATAATATTAAGCGTTACGGCTTTATTCATTGCGTTAGACATTGTCGTATGAATAATGGAAACAGTACGTCTGCTGTATTTTTCAGCTAAGACATTGATAAACTTTTGATAAAAAGCGGGAGAGAAGTCTTTTAGTTTCACATAACCATAGTAGGGAATAATATGCTTGTGTATGTTATATTCGTGCAGCTTAAATGTGTTTGCTTTTACAGTGTTCTTCTTATAGACCTCTAGCCACTCAATTAAAAAATCCCTTACAAATACGTCCTTATACTCCATATTCAGCTTTCCAGTTTGCTTATGCACTTCAAGTTCAGCAGCGGCGAACTGTGCTTCTTTTTTCGTCTTAAACCCTCTTTTAGTTGTTTGCCGACGCTTACCTGTTACGGGGTCACGCGGAAGCTCAGCTTTAAACATCCAAGCGGATGTACCGTCTTTCTTTTGATACTTTTGAAAATGTGCCACCAGCAACACCTCCTAACAAGAACTAATCGCTTCTCTAAACTTCTGTGAATATGTAATCCCTAGAATTTGATTTTCAAAATGTTCAATTCTTCTTGATGCAAACAGCGGTGTGACGTTAAAAGTTGTGCTCACTTCATGAATAAATTCACGTTTAGTGGGAGGAGGAGACAGCTTTAACAGCATGAAGGTAGGCACACAAAACTGTAGCGCAAAGTTATTTGCCTTATTCTCTTGATAGGCAATGAATCCTTCTGGAAGGAACCACTGATGCCCACAATGAAATAAAACATGTCCTAACTCATGACCGAAGTCCTCCCACTGCTGCTGGGAGGAAAGGCTGCGGTTAATTAAAATACTGTATAGGCCATTACGATCAATCGCAGCACTTTCAAAATCGACAAAATGCAGCCAAATTCCAAGATTAGAAGCGATACTAATCATATCAATCTGGCTGGGAACATTAATATGTAGCTTCTGGTACAAATAGCGAACTGAGTCTTCTAGTGGAGTAAATTGATAATTCATGGAAATCACCTCCTGGGAATATAATACCAAACAAATGTTCCTATTTTCAATATTTATTAGATTTTTTATCGGATTTTCTTCTATATATAAGAGAGGATTTTTAGATAAAAAAAGAAGCTCATAAATTGAGCTTCTTAAGCAGTAACCATCTGCAAATTTTCTACCTTTATTAACTGATTAATTTTATCTAATGTAGAGGAAATTAATTGACTTCTATCATAGATAATGGTTTCCTCTTGACCTTCTACAATAGTGGCTTGTTGCAAGTGATCATCAGAATCAAAAGTGTAGAAGGCGTTACAAAGTTCACCGTCATCAACAAAAGTTAATTCCACAACGCTTCCGCCATCTATAGGTTTTATATTAACTTGCTTATAAGATGGATCTTTAATATTTTCAAGTAATTCATGTGGCCAAACAGGATTTAGATACATGGCTTCCCATAATTGTAAACGGAGTTGCTCAATCATATAAAATCCTCCTTAAATTATTTTATAATATAGTTTTAATCATATTAATCAAGTGTTCAGTCTGTGCTTTCAATTCTGAAGTAGCTTTTTGATAATCCGCGATTTTCCATTCATCTCTTGGGCCATATTTTTTTACAAAGAAAGCGTTAAGGTACTTAGCTATTATGGCAGCATTATCGCCATGGTCCAGTACCCATCTAAAAGATTTGTTTAAAGGTAGTATAGCCAAGTTACGTGTTTCTTTTTCTAAGTTGAATTTAGCTATAATTGTGGCTGGAATTTCATGTTGTACTTGTTCGTTGAATTCACTTCTTAACATCATACGGTATTTCTTAGGGTTTTTCAATAAAGGATTCGTCGTCATAGGACGTTCTTGCTGTCTTGCTAATATTTGTAATTGTTCCTCTGTTTGGTGAGGAAACAGTGTCTTTAGTTGTTCAACTTTAGATGCTATGTTCTCCTCATATGCTTTATATGATTCAGCAGCTTGAGTGTATTCATAGTATTCTTCCTCAGTATAAATATCTCCTTCAGCTGTAACTGAACCAATCTCTGTATCCTTAGGATTTTTTAATGTTTTTTCTAGCTTTTTTTCACCTTTTTCACTTTTTTTAACAGCCTCTAAAATATCACAATAATCTTTTTCTTGTTTATACTCTTTCCATAACGGTTCCAAATTCAAATCTCTATGTGCAACTATAACACCTATATTATCAATGATATTATTAGATTCTTTTTCAGGTATTTTACGCAATATTCTTCCAATAAATTGTGAATAAGGAGACAAACTACGATAAGGACGAAATATAGCAGCTACCGATAAGTATGGATGATCATAACCTTCACCTAGCATTGCTACATGGATGACTACTTCTACTTTATGTGTTTCGATTTTAAGTAATGCTTCAGTTCTGTCTTTTGGAGGAAGTTTACTGTGTACAACAACAGTCTTCAACCCTGATCTTTCGTATAAATATTGAACATCACCAGCGTGCTCTATACTACAACATACAGCAATAATTTTATGTGGAACAGAGCTTCTTTCTTTTCTTTCGTTTAATGCATCTATACTTGCATCTATAATATGCTGATTACATTCTGGTGAGTAAGCAACACTACGAGTGATGTAATCTTTATCTTTTAACTTTAAGGCTTCAATTTCCTTGAGTGTATATTTTTTTGAAACGTCTTTATCCAAAGTTAAATAAACTTTTTCAGGTTTTAAAACAAAGTTTTTTAAAGTTTTCACTATACCATCACTCATGGCTTTGCCTAATCGATAATTAACAATCGCTTTACCTTCAATCGGTTTTCTATCTGTTCTGAATGGAGTACCAGTTACTTTTAATACTTTAGCATCACTAAAATATTCTAATGCATTCTGCCAAGTCCTAGCAGGTGAATGATGGGCTTCATCAACAATGATCATATCAAAAAAATCTGGTTTTACTTTAGCTAAAAGTGAGTTACGAGATTGGGAACTTAATTTATGAATGTTCAAAATTACAATATTACTTTCTTCTAATTCTTCAAGAAAAGTTTCTTTATCATACTCAACAATTTTTGGCAACTGTCCATAATCATTAAAAACATTATGCCGTAACCAAAAATTATTAGGGTTTGTAGGATCTAACGAATCAAGAACATGATCTTTAATTACTAATTGTGGAGTTATTATTAAAACTCTCCCCTGAGAAATACCGAAGGGAGCTAATGCCATAACACCAGTTTTACCAGAACCGGTAGGCAATACAGCAACTGCGTGTGCTTTAGACTTATTAACTAAAAAGTGATTGCAAATCTCAACGTAAGATTCAATTTGAATTTTTCTTAAATTCTGTTCGTTGTACAGGATATGTGGGTTGCTATCTAAAAAATAGTTTTTATCAAAAGTTGACATTGATATTCCTCCAAAAGCAAGACTATAAAACCATAAAATTAACTTTTTTAACCATGTGTTATCTAAAAAATAACACGCTTATAGCGCGTTATATGTATTATTATTTACTGCTTGTCTCCAGATTTACAATGGCCTTCACTATTAATAATCTTTTAAAGAATCATTTCAGTTATATTACAAGGATAATTTTATACTTTGATGTTATAATTTAACTAGTATTAAATAGAAAGGAGTGGGCAAGTATGGATAATTTTATTGCTACAGTGGTATTCACTCTTCCAGGCTTACTTTGTTACTATTGGTTGCAGTGGTTTGGGTTTGTTCCATCACAAAAGCATAATCCATTTGAAATGTTAGGAATCAGTGCTTTATTATGGTTGCCTGTTTCTGCTATGACCTTAGTATTTTATAATTTCTTTGCTTTCTCTACCCAACTTTTTTTAAGAAGTTTAGGAGGAGAGAAAAAGATAAATTATGTATTGAGTTTACAAGAATTACAAACTTCATTTACACAGCTTTGGTTTATTCTTGTATTTTCAGTTCTAAGTGTAGTATTCAGTTATCTCTTTGCAAGAACTTGGGTGGAGCGCTTATTTCCCCTGTTCTTAAAGCATATTAATGTGATTAGAATAGAAAAAGTTAAAACTAGCCAATTATCTAGTAAGCCCACAGTCTGGGAAGAGATTTTCATCACTGCTGGACCAAAAGTTGTGAAGGTTGTAAAACTTGATAAGCCTGAAGAAACAATAATTGGTTCGATAAGAAAAGCGTCTAGACCTTTAGAGCCTGAACGTAATATAACTCTAGATGATACGGATTATTTTACACAGCTTATTGAAAAATATAATCCTAGTATTAAGCATGTATTCATTGATACAAAATCAGGTATAGCTATATATGTATATGATGAGGGAAGTATAAGAGATGCTCAGTATCGAGATTTTGATTCGAATACACCTATCATTTCTCCTTCGGTTTCGTAGTATCCTTAGGAGGCGTTATCTCGTGTTTAATTCTGGCTGAAGGTAACTCTGCAGATTCACCAATTATAGAGTATATACTATTCTGCGTTTCATTTATTTTCTTATCAGTCATAATACCACCTACTTTTTTGTATTAGATGAATTAGAAGCGTTATTTGGCTTGACTCTTGCTGATTGGTGATCTATAGATCTTGTATTATTTCCATTTGTATTTACTATTCGTGTTTCAACATTATTAGACAAAAGTAACTCCTCATTTCGTTTTTTTTGTATCGGTGCCTGGTCTTAAGCGAGCAGTGTTAGTGTCTACTGAGGCACTAGTACGTTTATCCCCAGTAGAGCTGGGTTTTATGTTCTCATTGGTCATAATGTTATCCCTCCTAATTGAAAAAATTTGATTAAACTTAAATTTTTATAGCTTGAATGTCTATTTAAAAGAGGGGGGGATAATGCTTTACAAACTTTAAATATATTCCTAAAACATTACTGCTTGTCCCCAGCCTCACGATTACCTTCACTCTTAATAATCTCCCAAATCTTACGCAGCTGCTCTTGACGATCTTCAGGAGCATTTTTAATTTCTTTGAAGAAGACGCCTAGTTCTGGGTCGAGAAGGGATTCTTCATTCTTTTCTTCAATTAGATCAGGGTTGTCAGTGCGGCCTAAAAGATAGTCAGTACTTACGTTAAAGAAGTCAGCCAGCTTTTCTAATGTTTGAGTATCAGGTTCGCTTCTACCATTCTCATAGTGTGAATAACGTGCTCTAGAGACAGAAATTGCTTTAGCAACATCTTCTTGTGTACGTTTCCCTCTTAAAAATTTTAATCGACTACCCAGCATACAATACAACTCCTAATATTAAATAGCAAAGTTTTCGTAACACAAACTTATACTTATATTATAGATACAAAAAGTATCGTTTTAAATAAAAGATAAAAAAAGTATCAAATAAATCGTTGACGATACAAAATGTATCATTTATAATTAATACAAATGATACGAAATGTATCAAAGAGAGGAGGTGCTGTTGGATGAGAGAAAAACTCATTAATGAACGCTTATCTAGAGATTGGACTCAAAAAGAAGTTGCTGAGAAACTTAATATCTCAGAAGTTTATGTAAGAAAGATTGAAAAAGGGGTTAGAAACCCAGGGCGCTCAACGATGCTGAAATTTGAAATATTATATTCTACAAGTGAACGAGAGTTGTTTCCAGATCTTTTTCAGGTTATAGATGATACAAAATGTATCAATAATTAAATGCTTTTAGGAGGGTTCACATGAACTTTGACATCGGTAAATTACTTTACAACGCCGAACTAACAGTCGATCTCCTATACATTGCAAATGACTTGCTAGAAGAAAAAGATTTTACCAAAGAACAGGCCGCAGCTGAAATCATTCAGTTACTTGAAAAGCATGGTCTGACTAAACTTTATTTCACTGGAGGTGCTTGAAATGACATTTGAACAAATGCTTAAGGATGCTTTAGAAGAGGCATTGGCTCCTATAAAACGAGACATAGAAGAACTGAAATCAGCTTCAAGTTTATCTAAGTATGGTCCAGTTTTAACAGTGACTGAATTAATGGACTTTTTAAAGATTGGTCGCACGAAAGCAACAGAGTTAGTTAGTCGACCTGACTTTCCAGTAATTCGAGCATGTGGCATCAAAGTACCCACGCATCTGCTGATGGAGTGGATCGAACAAAATACTGAGTGGGTACAACATAATACAAAGTATTTCAACCAGGCTGTAATGTAAAACAGCCATACCTTTTACCCTTAAACGGAAAATTTTATCTTATTTAGAATCATAAAGAAAATGGTGTAACAAATGTACTGAGTTTTTGGTACGAAAGGGGAGATTGATATTGATTAAGTTAGGAGAGGAGTTGGCGGAAGCAAGAAAGCGCCAAGGCCTAACGCAAGAACAGTTAGCAATGGATTTACCGGTATCACGCGAAACCATTGCCAAATACGAAACAAATCAGCGTAAGTTTCAAGAAGATTTATATCAGCAGGTGGCTTATAGCGTGGATGATCCAGAATATTACTTCGCTACATGGAATGAAGCAGCAGGGCACGTCAGCATTCCATATTTCAACGGTGACTACATAGATAGACATCCAGCCAGTATGAAATACATGGTACAACAAGAAACAAATGAAGCACTTGATCAGATGGAAAGGGTTTGTTGGGCAAAGCCGATACGAATGCAGAACGAAAGTGAACGAGAAGAAATCAAACGTGTCATTCATGAAATTCTCGACGCAGCGGCGTCCATGATTAATTTAGTAGCGGTTCTTTGTAAGGAGTACGATTTCTCCATGAAGTCGATTTATAAAATGTGGTGGGCATCCATTAAGACAAGGAGATGGAAGGTATGAGGGTATTAGAATCAGATTTTCGTTTAGCAACTCGTTTAGAAGAAGTCATTTTTGAAGGGCTTTTAAGCGCACACCAATCCATGTTCAAAGGGGAGTTTGAACAGTTTGATGAGCAGGTTAAAGAAGTGATGAAAGCAAAGAAAGAACTTCAGCGGCTTTATGAGAAGAAACAAACTCGTGAACGACTAGAAGCATTGGTAAAAGATTTGCAAAGTAAGGGAATGGCAATCGATTTTGTAAAGAGGGTCATTTAGTAGGAGGACATGATGAAAGAGATAGCAGTTTGGAAAAATAAAAAAGCAGCAAGTGCTGGAACACTTACTGCCGATCGTTCGCTTCGATAGAACGCTTAACTAACTTCAGTATAGCACAGCTTTATGTGTGCGACAAGAATGTATGTTCTTGTCGTCATGGTCAGGAAAGAGCTATCATTTGTTTCCCCCGACAATTGATACACACCTCTCATCCCTCTTTCCTGGCTATGACGATGCGAATAGCATCAACTAAATAAGAAAGGAGGACAGAAGCGTCTCATTCTATGTGTATGTTTCTAAACTGACATTATGCTATGGGATTTAGAGTTTGTAGATAAGAAGATGCAAACGGTCCATAAGGAAATGGTTTTTGCATCTTGTGTGAATGAATGTAAAGAACTAGCGAAAACAATTTTAAAGCGCATAAAAAAAGAAGACAAGGAGTTGCAGCTCCTCATCTTCGAAGTGATTGTCGATTAATCAATTGCTTCCATTGTAGCTTAAGATGTTTGTAGAAAGCAAGCTTTATAGAAAGGGAGAGAGCAGATGGCTAAATTTAGACAGATTCAAGTGGATTTTTGGTCTGATCCACGCGTTTCAGAGGAAATGACACCGGAAGATAAATTCTTTTACTTATACCTTTTAACCAATCCAAATACGAAGCAGATTGGTGTATATACGATTACGAAGAAGCAAATGGCTTTTGATATGGGGTATTCAATTGAAACGATTAACAGTTTACTAAAGCGTTTTGAGAACGAGCATAAAGTGGTTAAGTATAATCCAGAAACGCGAGAAATCGCTCTATTAAACTGGGGCAAGTATAACTTGAATAAAGGCGGAAAGCCGATTTTGGACTGCGTTGTAAAAGAGCTTGGAGAGGTGAAAGATCTATCTCTTTTAGCGGAAGTAGCAAGTAGCATTAAAAACAGCAGCATTTTAGAATTGTTTACTAATAAGCTAAAAGAATTACGTGCCGTTGACGACACGTCATACGATACGTTAGACGATACGTCAACGCCAAGTGGACAAGAAAAAGAAGAAGAACAAGAAGAAGAAAAAGAAAAAGAAAAAGAACTACTACTACATGAACAAGATATAGATCTAGAAGAAGGCGCTCTTGAAAAAAGTGAAGTCGGTAGTAGTAGTCGTAATCAAACTCAATCAATCTTTGATTTTTATCAACAAAACTTCGGTATGCTAAATCCTTTTATCAGCCAACAAATTCAGTATTGGACTGAAGACATGGGAGAAGAGCTTGTGTTAGAAGCAATGTCTTTAACGCTTAAACAGCAAAAAACATGGAAATATGCTGAGGGCATCTTGAAATCATGGGCAAACCGCAACGTTCGTAGCCTTGATGATGTTCAAGCGTTAGAAGCAGCATTTAAAAACAAGCGTCGCTTTAATCAAAATGCATCTAATCGTAAAGAAATTGTGCCAGACTGGTTAGCTCAAGAAGCAGCGGATCAACCACAGTCATCTGTTGCTGTATTAGATACTGACTTCGAAGCAGAGAAACGTAAGCTAGAAGCGGAATTGAAGGAGTTAGAAGCAGAACTAAAGGCTGGAGCCGGAAAGGAGTGAGTACATAATGGCACTTCTAAAACAAGCGGTTGAACAGCGCTGTGCGTACTTAATCAACGAGCTTATGCGCTACGGCTATTTCAAAACTCCTGCTGGCAAACAGCTATATGAGCTTAGCTTAACCGAGCTAGAAATGATTCATATTGGCATTAAGTCTGAATTTGGCAAGCATATGAACCGAGGAGAGTGAACAGGGTGGGGCGTATTGAGATCTTTAAGCTGTCAAAAGCTGAATTGGAAATGTACAAGAAGCAATCGCAGCGTGTAGAAACACTAAAGCGTCCAACCGATTGGAAATGGCCTTCTTCTCGTCAAAAGAAGCGTCAAAAATAAACTGTGATATAGATTGCGAGGGAAGCGTTCATGCAGATTCAGTTAAGTGATGAGCAAGTAGAGTTTATTTACAAGGAGCTTAGCTGCTCCAGTGGCTATAATTTGCAATCAATTCATTGCAACGGAGAACTTCAAGAACTCGTGTCCTATTTGAGCAAGCGCATGGAAGAGATTACGAAAGTAAGAGCTGCCAAGTATGAAACACTGTCCTTAAGGGAACTTGCAAGGCTATGCAAGGTAAGCGACCAAGAAGCATTGCTAGAGTGGGAGCGGAGATGGGAAGCGACTTTTCCGATGATGCGTGGTTCAAGCAATGTGAGAGAAGGAGCTAGTGATAAATGAATTGGGAAGAAGCTAAAGCAATTGTGAATGAAGGGAAAACGGTATTCTTTCACCATAGAGCTAAAGTCGTTCCAGTTAATAAAGATACTACGTTTCAAGATTTACAATGGAACTATTTTGGAGCATTAGAGTTAACATGGGCTGATATTGTAAACGGAAAATACTCTATTGCATGAGGTGTGAACACTACACGTTAGACGGAAAATGCACAATAAAAAACGCTAAAGATTAGCGTTTAAGAAGCTCCATTTATATCATTATCTTTTTTTTCAAAACAAATATTTATTGTTTTACCATTAGATCTAGTTCTATGTTGAGTATATGCCGGTACATTAAAAATCTCACCAGGTAATAGTTGAATTGTTTTATGGTCTTCTAAATCAATAAGAAGCTCTCCTTCGAGCACCATAAATAATTCGTCTGTTTCATGCTCATGCCAATGAAAATCTCCATTAATTACAGCAATTCTTAAAACATGATCGTTAATCTCGGAAACGACAAAATTTTTATATTCAGTCACATCAGAAACTAAGTCTAATAAATTTAATTTTCTAAATGAATTTTCCAAGTGTTTTACCCCTTTCACAAATTAAGTAGTAGTATATAAAAAATATACCACTTAACAATAAGAAATAGTGGGAAAGTTAGATGAATTAATTAAAAATGGCTATTGAACAATACGAGAATAAAACGTAGTAAAAGGAGCGATCCAAATGCATGGGGAAGTGAAAGTGTGGTACATGACGGAAGAAGAACGCCTGGCTTATATAAAAAAGCATCCAATCATTCCGACCAAAAAGAAAAAAGAAAAAGCATTTTCAGACATTCATTCGTATGGTCAAAGGCAGAAAAAGAGCAAATAAAAAAGCCGGGAGCACTCCCGACAATCGTTTAACCAATTATATCACAAAAGGGGTGCGCTGATGTCTGAACGAGCAAGATTTTTAGAAGTAGATCCAGATGATATGACAATTCATCATGCGATTGAACCAGGTAAAGTTGTTCTTTTAATTTTAGATGGACATCAAGGGAAAGCAAAGGCAATTGAAGCGGTGCATCATGGACATACCATCATTGAAACAGCTAAAGGAAAAACAGCAAGAATCCGTTTTGAAGAGAGTGAATTATTTTAATAATGAATCGTGGGAGGTTGTTTTAGTTTTATAACTACGTAGCGGTAGGAGAGTGAAACGATGAACAAATCGACTATTATTGCTAATGAAATGCTGCCTGTTTATCAAACTGAAGCAGGCGAGACAGTAGTGGATGCAAGAGAATTGCATGCTGTTCTTATGATTGGTAAAGATTTTACGACATGGATAAAAGATCGCATTGAAAAATACGGTTTTGTGGAAGGAGAAGACTTTTCCCCAGTTTTGGGGGAAAGTGTTGGCGGGAGGCCTCGAACGGAATATATTTTAACTTTAGATACTGCTAAAGAGATTGCAATGGTTCAGCATAACGAGATGGGGCGCGTCGTGCGTAAATACTTTATTGAAGTAGAAAAGCGATTTAAACAGCTGCATGTTCCGTCATATATGATTGATGATCCGATTAAGCGAGCGGAGCAGTGGATTCTTGAACAAAAACAAAAGCAGCTTGTTGAAACAAAGAACTTGATGCTAGAACAGCAGTTAGCAGAAACTGCACCAAAGGTTACGTACTATGATCAAATTCTCCAGTCAGATAGCGTAATTAACATTTCACAGATTGCAAAAGATTATGGTCTGTCTGGTAAGAAGCTGAATCAAATTCTCAAGCAAGAAGGCGTGCAGTATAAGTTAGGTGAGCAATGGCTGTTATATAGCAAGTATCAAGATAAGGGGTATACGAAATCTCACACAACGAACTATCGAGACTCAAGTGATGAACTGAAAACGAAGCTTCATACCAAATGGACGCAGAAAGGTCGTTTGTTTATTCATACTGTACTAGCTAAATGCGGAATCGAAGCATTAATGGACCGAGATATTAAGAAAGCGAATTGAATATGTCCAAGATAGGAGAGCCTGAGGACGCTGAATTAGTAGCAAAACGCTGCTTGTTCAGTGTCCTTTTTAATTTCAGAAAAGGGGAATGTAAATGGGAACTTTACGAGGTGAAATGGAAAAGTGGAATAAGTTAAATCATGTGCTAAATGAAAAAGATACAAGGGAAACAGAGCAGCCACCTAAGAGAAAGAAGAAGGAAACATTTTCTGAAAGAGAACTACGCGAACTAATGGGAACTAATCGCAGTACGTATCACCGTTCACGCGGAGCTATTCGACAAAAATAAGAGGCAGGGGGCAATTTCATGATGGACACACTGTTACCTGAAATTGATGTAAAAGCAACAAAAAGAGTAGTGGAAGCAGCACTTGAGAAATATCGAGTGCTGCTGTTAACGCAAAATGAGGAGGAACTGCCGAAAGTGACAGCTACTTACTCGTTTGTTCCACCGTCAAATACAAACGCATTCCATTCATCTACAGAGGATATAGCCATTCGTAATATTTCACACGAGCAAGCCAGAAGTAAGTATTTAAAGCGGATGGTAATGGCGGTAAATCGATTAGGCTACTGGGAACGAGCGATTCTTATTCAGCGGTACATGCTACAAGATGATGTGTTTGATTACCAGGTCTATAATGACCTTAATTTCTCAGAGCGCAAATACTACCGCTTAAAAGAAAAAGCATTTATAAAGCTGGCCTTGTCTTTACGGATTGAAGTATATAAGGAAGGTGATGACGAATGAACTTTGTACAGCCCATTCGTGACTTAGTGAAACTCCAGGAGATGAAGGTTTATTTAAAATCAAAAAGTCAGCGGAACTATATGCTGTTTATATTAGGAATTAGTACAGGCTTGCGTATATCGGATATTCTGAAACTGAAGAAAGAAGATTTATTAAGTACTCACGTTGTATTAAGAGAGACGAAAACACGTAAACAGAAGCGGATACGTATTCCTCCATCTATTCGTAAAGAAGTGCTAGAATATGCAAAAGAATTAACAGATGGAGATTATGTGATACAAAGCAGGCAAGGAACAAACAGAGCTATCGATCGTTCTACAGCATATCGGATTTTAAGAGAGGCAGCGGCGCATGTTCATTTAAATGAGATAGGAACGCATACACTTCGTAAAACATTCGGCTATCATTTTTACCAACAGACAAAAGACGTAGCCATGCTGCAAGAAATGTTCAACCATTCCAGTCCACAAATTACATTGAGATATATCGGTATCAATCAAGATTCAATGGATAAAGCGATGATGAAGTTTAAGATTTAACGATGTGTTGCTTATAACTGCATCAAAAATAAGTGTAGCGTGCACTCAAAAAGGGATATGCGATAAACCTTGTAGTGACAGTGGTTAGAGCGATTAGGCGAGTGCAACAGAATATAAGATATGGTGAAGTCATTACAGTATCATTGGTTTTATAAGTAAATTAATAACATGTGAAATAACATGTGATGAATAAGTGGCAGAATAGTGGCAGAAAGACGGCAGAACATTGCTGTATAACTCATGTAATATGGTAAGTAACAAAGATAGCGATATTTAAGATGCTTGCTAATCTTGCTGCTCCTTGACAATTGAATAGTAGGTTATTGGCCACTTGTTAGCTTAAGTGGCTATTTGTAAACAGGATAGACGTTGGTCTGTGTTGTTTAGAGATAATTAAGGTTTGTTATAAATAAATTAATATTATTGTTAGTAACTGTACGTAAGTGCATAAATAATGAGATTGTAATGCATCTGCGATGTAATCTTAATTAAAGTTGATATAAGTAGGTTTAATACAAAAAAGACATTGTCCGTTAATGAACAATGTCTTTTTTTATTGGATGTGAAAAATGTGTTTTAGTTAATTTATTTACTATTTAGTGTAGAGATGATTAACAATCATCTCTACTGTTCCTCATTGCTTATTATCCTTTGGGATAACAACAATTAGTAGCGGAACAGTTACTAATTTAATATGAAGTGTTAAATAAATAACTAGTAACACATTTTCACCTCCTTATCACGTAGGAGTTTATAGATTATATGCTTTCTATAACTATTTATACACCCAATAAGGAAGGAAGATAACAATGAAACCATTCGCTAAGAAGTTCTACAAGTCATCAGCCTGGTTGAAGTGCAGAGCTGCATATATAAAGATGCGTCACGGTTTGTGTGAGAAGTGCAGCGGTCCAGGTAAGATTGTTCATCATAAAGAATACTTAACACCAGATAATATTGATGATCCTAACATAACGTTAAACTTTAATAAATTAGAATATCTTTGCCAAGATTGTCACAACAAAGAGCATCATGAAAAGCATGGTGTGACCGTGCAGGGCGTGATATTTGACGAAAGTGGTATGCCTGTACAGAAGACATAAAAGAAGTGCATCGTGTCTTATGGTATCCCCCCTATCAAAAAGCCAAAAGTCAGTCGGCAAAGGACCGAAGGGGGACCTTCGAAAAATACACAGGGCATTTTACATGAGGGGGGGGTATAAATTTATGGCGAAATTGGCGAAGAAAAAGCAGGATGAATTAATTAATCAAGAGGTCGAGCGATTAAGTCATATTTTCAAGGATTTATCGGAAGAAAAAAAGAAAGCAGCACAACGCTTAATTGAACGAGTTGCTTTTATGACCATCACCCTTCAAATACTAGAAGACTCCATTAAAACAAAAGGTCCCACCTACAATTTCAAACAAGGTTCTCAGCAAATGATTGTTGAAAACCCAGCGCAAAAATCTTATAACGCTATGATCAATCGATATACGACTGCTTATGAAAAGCTGTTTAACTTATTGCCTAAAGAGACAAACAGTCCACCTGTAGATGATGGTTTTGAGACCTTCGTGAACAACAGATGATTAGATATCCTCTTGCATATAATCCAATTTTAGAATATTGGGCTAAGATTGAGAGTGGCGATATTACTGTAGGTGATAAGGTAAGACGAATTTATAAGAAGTTGGCTGCGGATGTGTATGATGAACAATCTGTATATGAATATAGCGCTAAAAGAGCCAATCATGCGATTGAATTTATTGAGAACTTTTGTAAGCATTCAAAAGGTAAATGGGCAGGGAAACCAATCGTTTTAGAGCTTTGGCAAAAAGCATTCTTAGCGGCGACATTTGGCTTTATTCATAAAATAGATGGTACAAGGAAATATCGTGAAATTCTGCTTATTGTGGCGCGTAAAAATGGGAAGTCCACAATCTCATCAGGTATCTGTTTGTATTTAATGATAGCGGATGGAGAAGGCGGTGCTGAAGTTTATGCTGTAGCAACAAAAGAGCAGCAAGCTAAGATTGTATGGTTAGAGTCAAAAAGAATGGTGAAAAAATCGCCTACTCTTTCCAAACGAGTTAAATCGTTAGTGAAAGAGCTTAATGCTGACTTTAATGATAGTGTGTTTAAACCTGTGGGAAGTGATAGCGATACCCTAGATGGACTGAATGTACATGGTGCTTCACTCGATGAAATCCATGCTTGGAAAGACAAAAACTTATATGATGTTATTGTGGATGGTACTTCGTCTCGTGAACAGCCTCTTATTGTTATGATTACAACTGCTGGAACGGTTCGTGAATCTGTTTATGATATGAAATATGATGAAGCGGTTATGCTGTTGAATGGCTTAGATGATGATAGTCCAGAAGCATACAAAGACGACCGTTTTCTCCCCATTATTTATGAACTGGATAAGCGAGAAGAGTGGACAGACCCAGCAAGTTGGCCAAAAGCCAATCCTGGGTTAGGTACTATCAAAAAAATAGATCAGCTTGAAACTAAAGTAAACAAAGCAAAAGCCAATCACTTGTTAGTTAAAAACTTGCTTACAAAAGATTTCAATATTCGCGAAACATCAAATGAAGCATGGTTAACATTCGAACAATTAAATAATAGTGCTACATTCGATTTAACGGAGTTAAAACCTTCATACGGTATCGGTGGTTGTGATTTATCTAAGACAACAGACCTTACAGCAGCGAAGGTTATTTTTATGCTTCCAGATGATCCAAAAGTGTATGTCTTGCAGATGTATTGGTTGCCAGAAGACTTGTTAGAAAAGCGAACGAACGAAGACAAAATTCCATATAATCTATGGCACGATGCAGGTTTATTGCGTACAACTCCTGGAAACAGCGTTCACCCTAAGTTTGTAACGGAATGGTTTTTAGAAGTTCGTGACGAATGGGGAGTATACTTGCCTTGGATTGGCTATGATGCTTGGTCAGCTGATTACTGGGTAGAAGAAATGCAGAGTTATTTTGGGAAAGAAGCGATGATACCTGTGTATCAAGGTAAAAAGACTTTATCAGGGCCTATGTATTTATTAGGTGCCGATTTAGAAGCGAATAAAGTTATTTACAATAATAACCCGATTGATAAATGGTGCCTGTCGAATACCGCGATTGAAATGGATAAAAATTTAAATATTCAGCCTCATAAAACGGAGAATCAGCGTCGAAGAATTGATGGCACGGCAGCGTTGTTAAATGCTTATGTGATTTTACAAGAGAAAAAGAATGAATATATAAATATGATTTAGTGGAAGGTGGTGAATTAATGGGTTTATTTGAAAAAATGTTTAACAAAACGAAGCAGCCTACCACTACTAAACATTTTGAATTTGTGAGCGATAACGGGGGAGGTTTTTATTCCTGGGATGGAAAGTTGTTTCAAAGTGATATTGTACGCTCATGTATTCGGCCAAAAGCAAAGGCAGTAGGTAAGCTTATTGCTAAACATATACGAGATAATGCGAATGAATTTAAAATTAATCCGGATCCATACCTTCGTTTTATTTTAGAAGAACCTAATCCTTTAATGACGGGGCAAATGATGCAAGAGAAATTGGTCAATCAGCTAGAGCTAAATCATAATGCCTTTGCCTTTATAAAGCGTGATGAAATGGGATTTGCTACTGAAATTTATCCAATTCCTTGTGTTTCAGTTGATGTGGTAGAAGGTTCGCTTGGAGATATCTTTCTGACCTTTTATTTTAAGAATGGAAAGAGGATGACCGTGCCGTATAGCGATGTCATTCATTTACGAAAGGATTTTCATGAAGATGATTTTTTCGGTGAGCATCCGGGTAAAGCTTTATCTCAACTTATGCAGGTTGTGACGACTACAGATCAAGGAATTGTAAAAGCCATTCAAAACAGTGCTGTGATTAAGTGGATTATGAAGTTTAAATCCGTTTTGAAGCCAGAAGATATTAAGCTACAAGTAAAGACTTTCATTAGTGATTATTTATCTATTGATAGTAACAGCGGTGGAGCTGCAGCAACGGATCCACGTTACGACTTAGAACAGGTAAAGCCAGAAGCATTTGTGCCGGATTCAAAGCAAATGCAAGAAACCATTCAGCGTATTTACAGCTTTTTTAACACAAACGAAAACATTATTCAGAGTAAATACAACGAAGATGAATGGAACTCTTATTACGAATCAGAAATTGAGCCCTTAGCGATGCAGCTTGCTGGAGAATTTACCAGGAAGCTTTTTACGCGTCGTGAGCGAGGATTTGGAAATAAAATCATTTTTGAGGCTGCAAGTCTACAATATGCTTCTATGTCTACAAAAATGAACCTTGTACAAATGGTTGATAGGGGAGCTCTTACGCCAAATGAATGGCGATCTATTTTATCACTTGGACCGATTGAAGGTGGAGATAAGCCAGTTCGTCGACTTGATACTGCGCAGATTAAGGATGGCAATGTCATCACAAGACGGAGAAACGTAATATCAATGCTTCATCTATTGAAATTAGGGAAGATGAATCAGATTCAAAGATTATCACTGGTTATGCAGTTAAGTGGGAAATGAAATCCCATCCAATGGGCTATTTTAGAAAGTTCAAAGAGCAGTTCAGAAAAGGAGCTTTTGCGGATTCATTAACAGCCGACGATCAGTTAGCACTTTGGAGTCATGATACGTCACGAGTACTAGGGCGTACAAAAAACGGCACACTGCGGTTATTTGAAGATGATATTGGTCTTCGGTTTGAATTAGATTTGCCGAATACTACTCTTGGTAATGACACGTTAGAAACCATTCGTCGCGGTGATGTTGAAGGTGTGAGCTTTGGCTTTCAAATGCGAAAAGAGGAGTGGGATGAAACAGACCGAGATAACATTATTCGTACCATCACAACAGCGAAATTGATTGAAATTAGCCCTGTAGCATTTCCGGCTTATCCAGATAGCCAAGTATCGGCAAGAAGTAATGATCCATATCAGTCATTTATCAAAGAACGTCAACAAAAGTCGCTACGAAAGAAGCTGCTGTTAAAAACTTATTTATAAAAGGAGAATCCCTATGACGAAATTAAAATATGAGTTTAAGCCTTTAATGAAATCATTTGATATTCAATACTTTGCTGTGCGTACACTAGAAGGTATTCAGCAGCGTAGACAAGAAATTCGTTCAATTCTTGAAGGTGACGATGAAAATATCAATTTAGATGAATTAGAGCAAGAATTACGTGAACTAGAAGACGCTGCCACGGCTATTGAGCGACGTCAGCGTTTAATGCAAGAAGCAACATCAATTAACGATGGAACAAGTGCCGAATCACGTACTATTCAAACCTTTAACACATCGACTACAGAAGAACGTGATTTAGGTACAGATTCGATGGAGTATCGAAACGCATTTATGAATTATGTATTGCGTAGTGAAGAGATTCCAGCTGAATTGCGTGCTGTAACAAAAACAGGTGACGTTGGATCTGTCATTCCACAAACAGTATTAAACCGTATTATCGAAAAAATTGAAGCGGTAGGAATGATTTTACCACTGGTTACCCGTACAAGCATTAAAGGCGGTGTGACGGTCCCTACATCTGCCGTTAAGCCAGTAGCAACATGGGTAGCTGAAGGAGAGGGAAGTGAAAAACAAAAGAAAACGACAGGCAGTATTACGTTCAATTACCACAAACTGCGCTGTGCTGTAGCTGTATCTCTTGAAGTGGATACTATGGCCCTATCGGTGTTTGAAACAACCTTAGTAAATAACGTGGTGGAAGCAATGACAAAGGCTATTGAGCAAGCCATTATTAATGGTGATGGTATTGGCAAACCAAAAGGTATTCTTGCTGAAACACCACTGAGCGGTCAGGCATTAGATGTCTCAAAAATCGAATATAAAACTTTAACAGATGCAGAAGCAGCTTTGCCATTGGAGTATGAAAGTAATGCTGTTTGGTGCATGACAAAGAAAACATTTATGAACTTTGCATCAATGGTTGATACAACTGGACAGCCGATTGCACGCGTAACGTACGGAATTTCTGGAAAGCCAGAACGTACACTGTTAGGTCGTAACGTTATTCTTTGTAACTATATTGACAGCTTCGCGACAGCAACAGCTGAAACGCCGTTTGCTTTCTTATACAACTTTAAAGATTACATCTTAAATACAAATTATCAGATGGGCGTAAAAAAATACGAAGATAATGAAACGGATGATTTAGTGACAAAGTCAATTATGATTGTGGACGGAAAAGCAGTTGACATTAATTCGCTTGTCGTACTGAAGAAAGCAGCAACAGTCTAAAAAGGAGTGAGGACTGATGAGAGCATTGGTCATTAAAGCATTTACTGATAAAGAAACACTAACATGCTATTCTCCAGATGAAGTATATGAAGGAGAAGATGAAGAACGTTTTAATGTATTACAAGAACTTGGCTATATCAAAAAATCGGTAGACGAGTCATTTTTTCCGCGTCATGTTGGTGGTGGTTACTATGAATTGCCAAATGGAGAGAAGATTAAAGGCAAAGATCAAGCAATTAAGTTAATGACAAGCGGTGAAGAGTAATGTTGGATAAAGCGAAACTATCTCTGCGTGTGAGCAATGCTGCTTTTGATGATGAAATAATTGATTTAATTGAGGCTGCACGCTTAGAATTGATAGAAGCTGGGGTTTCAGGCGATAAAGCGATGGATGACAACGATCCATTAATTAAACGAGCTATCATTACGTACGTCAAAGCCAATTTTGGTTTTGATAATCCAGATTACGAAAAGCTTAATGAGTCATTTAAATCATTAAAAATACATTTAAGTCAGTCGAGTGATTATCATGCTATATCGTGATGTGCTTTTTCTAATCACTCCGGGTGAAGAGCAACAAAATGAGGATGGCTATCCAATACCGGGTAGTGATCAATCTGAAAAGAAGCAGGTTTTTGTGAACAAGAAAGATGTAAAAAGCAGCGAGTTTTATTTTGCTGCACAAGCAGGAGAGAAGCTTGAACAAATGTTTGAGCTTTTTTCATTTGACTATAATGGACAACCACAAGTTGAATATCAAGGAAAGATGTATGACGTGTATCGTACGTATGATAAGGGTGAAAAAATTGAATTAGTATGTAAGAGGTATGTGCCATGAGTATGAATACGGTAGGAATGAAGAACCTGATGAATGAATTAAAAAAGCTAGAAACGTTAGGTGATCGTATTGCTGAAAAGGCGCTGCAAGCTGGTGCTAAGATTCTGCAAAGAGAAATTATTAAGCGTACGCCTGAACGAACAGGGAATTTAGCTGAAAATATTATCGTGTCCAAAGTAGTTCAAGGCTATATTGATATTGGACCAGATTTCAAGAATGCCTTTTATGCAAGGTTTCTTGAGTATGGAACTTCTACAATGGATGCGCAGCCTTTTATTGAGCCAGCTTTTCTCGCGGTAAAAGATGAAGTTCAAGCTGTAATGGCTCAGGTTATTCGCCAGGAGCTTAGTAAATTATGAGTATGAACAAACTCATTATGAGTACATTGCAACCTTTAAACTATCCTGTTTATCCTATTCATTACCCTGGCGATTTAGATACGTATGTTACATTTTTTCAATACAACGAAGGCTCAGCTCTACATGCAGATGACAAAGAGCAGTTAACGCAATATTTTTATCAAGTTGACGTATGGACGAAAAATCCAACTGTGTATACATCGTTAGTAAACCAGGTGAAAGAAGCGTTGGTATCTGCAGGTTTTACCCGAAGAAGTGCCATTGATTTATATGAAAAAGAAACGCAGGTCTATCACAAGGCTATGCGTTTTTCTTTTGTCCAAAAAAGTATGTAGGAGGAATAGTACATGACAGAAGTTCAAGCGTCTGTTGGTTTGAAAGATTTAGTATACGCAGTATTAGTAAGTGATGATAAAACAGGTGTTGCCTATGATGTTGTAAAACCAGCTGCCCCTGCTATCTCAGCAAATATTAACCGAGGTTCCTCGGCTACGCCAATTTATGCGGATGACCGAGTGGTTGCGGTAACAACAAGCACAGGCGTCACAACAATTGAAATCGGTATTACACACCTACCTAAACAAGTACAAGCTGAATGGCTAGGTCATGAAATTATAAATGGTATTTTAGTTCGTAAAAAGACAGACAAAGCGCCTTACTTAGCATTAGGCTTTCGCTCGGAAACGTCAGATGGAAGCTATAAATATGTATGGCTGTATAAAGGCAAGTTTCAAACCCCAAGTATGGAACATGGTACGAAAGGTGAATCACCTGAACCAAAAACACCAACCATTTCTGGGACGTTTATTGAGCGGAATTATGACGAAGCGTCGGATATTGATGTGCATGATACGGACACTGACATTCCAGAAGGGGTAATTGCAAAATGGTTTACTGAAGTAATTGATCCAACTGAATTAACAACACCTTAATGAAAGGCGAGCTTTTGCTCGTCTTTTTAATTGAAAAGGAGAGGGAAATATGAATTTAACATTAATGATGAGCGGCAAGCCTATTAAATTCGGCAAACCATTCATTTCTGGTCGCATCTACCGTGAGTTTTTAGCGCTAAAAGAACGAGGAGTGGATTTTAATAGCCCAACACCTGATGAGCTAGATGAAGTAGTACAAATGATTTGTGAGTCGTATAGCAATCAATTTACAATCGATGATTTTTACAACGGATTAGCCATTGATATTGATTCGGAAGATAACTTTTTCATCAAGATTGCGGAGTTTATTATGCTTGCTCAAGGTTTACGTCCTGTAAATCCATATGAAAAAGATGACCAATCAGAAAGTGGGGAGACAGAGCCTCCCACACCCTCAGACACTGTACAAGAATCTTAAGAAAATGTACAGAGATCTAATGAAGCAAGGACATAAGCTTCATGAATTAGATGCAATGGACATTCATTTCTTTTTTGAACTGTACATGGAACAAGCTGAAACAAAACAATCAAAGCAAGTCTACATTGATCAAATCTGGTAACTGGAGGTGAGAATATGGTAATGGGAGCCGGTGAAGTAGGACGTTTGAAAGTTAATTTAGCTTTGGATAGCGGCGATTTTACAAAGAATATGGCAGCTACTAATCGTAGTTTAAAACTCCTCGATGCTGATTTGAAAGCTGCTGAATCTGGTCTTGGAAACTTTGAAAATGGTTTAGATCAGTTAAAAACAAAATCAGCAAATCTTACTCAACAATTTCAAATCCAACAAACGCGTGTACAAGAGTTAAATCGTCGATATGAAGAGTTAGTTCGTACGAAAGGTGAAAACTCAAAAGAAGCTCAAAATATGCTTATACGTCAGCGGAAAGCCGTTGAACAAATGCGTAAAGTAGAGAAAGCTTTAAAAGGTGTTAATGACAAGATTGAAGACGAATCGAATCAGCTGAACATCTTAAAAAAGCGAGCAGATGAAGCTGCTCAGCAAATGGGTGAGCTAGGTCAAAAAGCAGGTGCTGCAGGAAGTGCTTTTACGCCAGTAGTAGCAGGGATAGGTGCAGCGCTTTTAAAAATAGCGAATGACGTTGATTCTTCTCAGGCTCGCATCCAAGCTCAGTTAGGTGTGACGGGCAAAGAGGCTGAAAAGCTAACAAAAGAAGCTAGGGACATCTGGAGCGACGGATTCGGCGAAAGCATGGAAGATGTCACTCGTGGTCTCGTACAAGTTAAACACAATATTAAAGGACTAAATGACGGTGAATTAAAAAAAGTAACAAAAGACGCATTAGTATTAGCGGATGTATTTGAAGCGGATGTGAATGAAGTAACTAGAGCTGGGGGAAACGTCATGAAAGGTTTTGGCGTTGACTCCAAGAAGGCTTTTGATTTAATGGCATATGGTGCTCAGAATGGACTCAATTTTTCAAATGAAATGTTTGATAACTTGAGTGAATATGCACCTTTGTTTGCGAAGATGGGTTTTTCAGCTGATGAGTATTTTCAATTGCTTATAAACGGTAGTGAAGCTGGTGTTTATAACTTAGATTACATCAACGATGCGATGAAAGAAATGCAAATTCGTTTAAAAGACGGCTCTAAAACGACGTCTGAAGCGATGGGGCAGTTGTCTAGTAGCACTCAACAGGTGTGGAAGGATTATCTAGTAGGTAAATCAACCGTTAAAGATGTCTCAAACGCGGTTTTATCAGAGCTAAAGGGTATGGATGACCAAACTTTAGCCAATCAAATTGGTGTCGATTTGTATGGAACCAAGTGGGAAGATCTTGAATCTGATGCGATGTACGCCCTTGGTGGAATTGACGGTAAGTTAAAAGGCGTCGATGGATCTATGCAGAAAACATCTAAAGCAATCGAAGAATCATTTGGTGTGCGTGTAAAAGCTGCATGGCGTGAGTCACAAGAAGCCTTGGAACCGTTAGGAGAAATCCTATTAGAAATGGCGGAGCGTCATTTGCCTAAAATCGAAAAGGCTGTAGAATCTGTTGCTACTAGATTTGATAACATGTCCCCTGCTGCTCAAGATGCAACGTTAGCAATTGGAGGGTTATTATTTGTCGGTGGCCCACTTGTAAAAACCTTTGGGTGGCTTGCATCTGGTGCGAGTAAAGTTGTCCCATGGATTGCTCGATTAGGTGGAGGTGCTGCGATTGCTGGTGGTGCAATGACAGGAGCGGCAGGCGGTGCTGGTGTACTCGCTACAGCAGCATCCGTTTTGACAGGACCAATTGGTATAGCAATTGCATCTGTAGCTGCGCTTGGAACAGCTGCTGTTGTCTTAGATAAAGAGTTAGACAAGCCTGTAATCAAGTCAAAAATATTTGGTGATGAAGTATCCAAGAGTACTCAAAAGGCTGTAGGAGCTTATTTGAAAATGGATGAAGATGCTTCGATGGCTCTTACTAATATGTTTGCTACGCAGGAAGTGATCACAGATGAGAATTTAAACAGCTTAGTTGGTAAGTATGACAAGATGGGGAATAGCATACTAGCTTCCATGGATAAAAATCATGCGAAACAATTGGAGAAAACACAAAATTTGTTTGCTAATACATCAGCCTTAACAGCTGAAGAAGAAGCAAATGTTTTAAAGAAAATGAATGACAATCATGCTAACAAGCAGCTAAAAGTACAAGAGTATGAAGCGAAAATTCAAGAGATTATGAATACAGCTAAAGAGCAAAAGAGAGCTCTCACAGAGTCTGAAAAGCTCACTATCAATGGAATACAGGAACAAATGCGTACACTGGCTGTTCAAACAATGAGTAAAAGTGCGGAAGAACAAAAGTTCATTCTTTCTAACTTAAAAGAACAGTCAGGTGTAATCACGGCAGAGCAAGCGGCAAAAGTTGTGCAAAATTCCATCAAACAACGTGATAAATCAGTAGCAGAAGCAGAAAAACAGTATAAAGATACGGTTATGCAAATTACGTATATGCGTGATGTGACCGGCGAGCTAACTACTGAGCAAGCGAATCGCTTAATAGATGAAGCTGCCCGATCTCGAGATAATGCAGTCAGCACAGCAGAAGATATGCATAAAAAAGTTGTGAAAGAAGCGCAAGGACAAGCCGAAGAGCACGTTGACAAAATTAATTGGGAAACAGGTGAAGTTAATTCTGGCTGGGATATGATGTGGAATAAAGTTGATAGTATTTGGACGAGCATTAAAGAACTTTTTGGAATTAAAGAGAAGAAAAAGTCTGCTCCACCACGTGTTCAAAAAAATGTTGTTCGTGGAGCTTATGCTAAAGGGACATCTTCTAGTGGACACCCAGAAGATGGTTGGGCTATCACTTCAGAAAAAGGACGGGAACTTATTCATGAGCCAGGTGTTGGTACGTATCTTTCAGGTTCTGATGGGCCAGAACTGCGATATTTACGTAAAGGAACAAGTGTCTTACCAAACCATCATACTGAAAAACTATTAAAAAGCTATGGATTTCCTGGTTACGAAGGCGGTGTTGGTGATTACTTTGATGCCATTATGAAAGGACCAGGTGCATTATGGGATGCTGTCACGTCGAAGGTGTCCGACTTTAAAGATAGTCTAATTCCAGAATGGTTTAGAAAAGCAAGTGGGAGCCCTGTAAAAGCTATTAAGGAGTTAGCTTTGAAAAAAATTCAAACATTAATTGATGACTTTAGCTTTGGTGGCTTTGGAATGGGTGCAGAATTTGCAGGAAAGGGCGCTGCTGTGGCTCGTTCTGCTATTACTCAAGCTTTAAAAATACTAAATAAACCAATGTCGTTATTAAATCCTTTGATGACGATTGCTCAAAAAGAATCTGGTTTTAATCCGAATGCGATTAATAACTGGGACATTAACGCCAAACGTGGAGATCCATCGGTTGGTTTATTCCAAGTGATAGGGTCAACTTTTAAAAGATGGATGATGCCAGGGCATGGAAATCGCCGTAATCCCCTTGATTCAGCTCTAGCAGCTATTCGTTATATGGACGGTCGTTACGGCGGTGTAATGGGACATCCAGGTATTAAATCTATGTCACGCGGTGGCGGCTATAAACCTTACTTTAAAGGCGGTATAGCTAGTCATCCACAAGCTGCTACATTAGCGGAGAATGGTTATCCAGAGTTTATTTTAACGACAGAGCCGGCATATCGTGACCGTAATAAAACATTGTGGACGCAAGCAGGGAAGGCTTTAGGGATGTTTGATGATAGTAACCAAGCTTTAGCTATTTCAAGTCATTCTCACTCTAATAATATTCAGTATTCAGACTTTGGAAATGAAGAAGAATTAGCTTTATTAAAAGAACAAAACGATTTACTACGAACAATAGCTTCTAAGAATTCTAGTTTCACAGCAGAAATTGACGGAAAAGTGTTAGTTGATTTCATTGAAGATGAGCAAGCCATCAATGGAAGTATACGTGCAATCTGGGGGAATAAGTAATGATTAGGATATTTGATAAGGAAATGACAGAAATCAATTTAGTAGATTATCGATTACAAGGGTTGAGCTTTCGTCCTTCAGCATTATCCCCTAACCACTATACAGATTCTGTATCTGGTAAACCAGGTATTAATCGCAACGGATCAGAACACGGTCCAAGAAGATGTGAAGCGGAGTTTTTTATTGAAGCTATTAATTTTTATACTCATTCTTTATTTGTAAGTGAACTGTTTGAATTGTTTGATCCTAGTCGTCTGCTATATATTGTGCAAGAAGAACAATTAGGTAAACGTTGGCCAGTTGTAGTAAGCGCTGAATGGACACCAGAGAGAATTAATCCTTTTGTTAGTACGTTTACAGTACCATTCGAAACATATGAGCTTCCCTATGCAGAATCAATTAATACCTCATTAACACCACAAACCTTTGATCAAGAGTGGTGGCAATTGGGTATGGGGCTGATAGCCGAAGACACGCCGTATACCTTTAATACTTCATCATTTCGTGTATACAATCCTGGTAACGTTACGATTAACCCTTTTTACTGCGATATGGAGATTATTTTAAATGTCGCATGTAATTCCTATGTAGAGGTTCAAAACACAACTACAGGCGATTTATGGCGTTATAATGGTAGCTTGACTACGGATGATACTGTGCGATTAGGGTTTAAGGCTAAAAAGAACAATTTAAGTATCTATCGTTCTACGAATAGACAAGTTATCACATTAAAACCTGGTTGGAATGATATTAAAATAAATGGAACTACGAGCATTCAAAACGTTCAGTTTGCTTTCCGTTTCTACTACAAGGGGTGATGAGATGGACACAATGTATATAGAAGACTTACAAGGTGAGCAATACCCTTTACAGGCTGCAGTAGATCGTGAGCGGGGTATTAATGGTGAAAAGTCTATCTCACTCACACTCTATGAAGAAAAATGGAATGAGGACTACTTTAAGAATATTGATACTTGCTGGAAAGTAGGATTTGATGACGATGAATACGAGGTTGTCATCCCAAGAGCGAAGGCAAGAGGTAAAAAAGCGGTGTGGGAGCTTAAAGCTGTCCATCGCTTTTTTGTTGATATGCGGAATAGTTGGAAGTACGAAACGCATACAGGATCTATGACAATCCAAGCGCGTATGAACTTTGTTTTTAATGGTAGTGGATACAATTTTGTCATTGTAGACTCGTTTGGTGCAAAGGATTTAGAAAACTTTGGTGACTCCTCACGATTAGATTTGTTTCAAAAGATTTTAGAAACGTACGAGGCAGAGTTTGAAATCGTAGGAAATACCGTCTATATCCGTACTCGAATCGGGCAGGATACAGATTTTGTTTATCATCGTAACCTCAACCTAAAGGATATTACAATTGAAAAGGATTCAACAGATTTTTCGACATACGGTGAAGGGTTTGGAAAAGACGGGTTACATGTTACGTATACAAGTCCACTAGCATCTATTCCTGGTATTGGTATTAGACATGCACCACCCATACGCGACGAGCGTTATACAGTTGCATCTTCTTTATTTAATGCAGTTAAAAAGATCATAGATGAATCACTAGTTGTCTCGATTACCGTCGATGTTGCTGAATTGCAAGCGCAAGGCTATCAAGATGCACCAAATGAGGGCGATAGAATCTTTTTAATGGATGATCGTCTGAATTTAGATATCGAAACACGTATTGTCAATATCAGTGAATCTTTTAACGTAAAGGGTGAATTAATTTCACAGAAAGTCACAATATCAAATAAAAGCATTCGAGAATCTTATCAATCACAACTGAGTAACACTGTTAAACAGCTGCAAGACTTATTTGCAGGTCGAGGTAATATCCCTTATAACGTGTTGCCAGAAGCAATTCGATTAGCAACAGCAGCGTTATTAAGTGCTCAAACAGAATTGATTTTTGAAAATGGTATTGTTGCGGTTAGTAAAAACAATAAAAATTTAGTTGTTCTGTTGAATAGTGCTGGCTTAGGGATTTCAACTGATGGAGGACAAACATTCGAAAATGCTATTACAGCACTAGGGATAAATACAAATCTTCTTACAGCTGGTGCTATTCATACGAATCACATTCAAATCATCGGTACAGAGTCTTATTTCTTTTGGGATGGTAATGAATTTATGGCTATGGATCCAACTGATCAGCAGAAATATGTGAAAATTAAGCCGGGTTTTATTGATATTTCTGGTGGAGCGTTAAGGTTAAGAAGAGAAGATGGTTATACAGTTATCCAAGATGGTATTTTACGTTATCAGTTCTCATTATCAGCTCATCAACCATTCTTAATGGGGGATGAAGTAAGACAAGTGCAATACGGATTTGAAACGTCAAGTCACCAATTACAGAATGCACAGTATTATGCATTTCGTCATGAAGGTAGATATTTGTGCGTTTTCTTAGGACTAACAACATCTGACCCTCGTTATGAAGCCACAGTTGAAGTTGTAAAACAAGGAACACAAGAAACCCTAGCAGCTTATAAAACGACTGCTACTGAAGACACAGTTGGTCAACTACTTAGAGTTGACTTAGGTCATCCTACTGGTAATGAAACAGGAATTTATGTGAGATTTAGAAGTGGCTACACAGGCAATAAAGTCTATGTACGTGTTATTCGTACATATTTGGAGGGATAAATATGATAGAAGGAAAGACGCAACTGTACTGTGATGCTGACGAAAGTGGAAATATGACAAGGGTAATTTATGGAACAGACATAATTCCAACAAGTCCTTTTCGTTATTTTTTCATGGTATCTAAAATTGTTATTGCAAATTTAGATAAATTTTATATAAGTAATGGTGAACTAAAACAGAAAGAGAGTACAACTCTTATTCCTGTAGAAGAAGAGAAGCTTACTACTGAGAAACAACTAGAAGAAATGAAGAAGCAGATGGAAGAGATGAAGAAGCTAATTGGCTCTTTAACTAATTCCTAATGCTTCTTTTTTATTTTTAAGTTAAGGAGGGAAAATATGAGATACAGACCACCACGAAATAAATGGGGCGCTGATTTTGCAGAGGATTACGAAAGGAATTTAGAGGACATCGAACGTGATATAACAGGTGTCGAAGAGATTGTTGAAGGATCAAAAACCAATGCTGAGCAAGCTTTAACATTTGCAACAGAAGCAAAAGGTAAAGCCGAAAGTGTACAAGAACAATTTAACCAAGTTGTAATTGAGGGTGATTCAAGCGTAGAAGCAGCGCAAGCAAGGGTAGATGCTAAGAATGTTGCGCAACCAACTTTAAAGGCTAGATTGGACAAAGATTACAATGAAGTTACTGCGCAATTGGCGGAAAAACTGAACAAAGGAGACGTATCATCAACTGATTTCAAAATTTCATCTGATAAAGATAAAATAAAATTAATTAATTTATCTGATGAAGTTAGACAGGCAATGGCAGGGACAACACCGATAACTGCCACACCAGGAGTAAACAGTATTGTAGATGAATACATTGCACCAGGCGCAATCACTCTAGCGAAAATAAAAGGGTCTACAGTTCAAGGTAAAAATCTTTTTGACAAAGATTCTAGGACTGTAAACTATTTTGTTAACTACTTAACAGGGACTGTTGGTGCTAATACATCTTACGATGTAACAGATTTCGTACCAGTAGAGCCATCAACTGTTTACGCTAGAAACTATTCACACGAAATTGCCTTTTATGATGAAAACAAAATTTACATCAGCGGTCTTTCAAGATTGTCACCACCAGAACAAGCATCAACAATTACAACTCCTAGTAATGCTAAGTATATAAGAGCTACACTTTCAAAAGGGACAGCAGAGACTTTTCAATTAGAAAAAGGTA